GTCATACCGAACGAACATGTGAGATATGCATTGCTCGTGAAACCAATGATTCCTTCGGTTTGGGGCGAGGGATATATCCCAAAGACGCTCTTCCTCTTGATCATCCAAATGGGTTGTGTACCTTTATAGGAGTGATTCCTCCTATGATGGATGTTTCAAATAGATTAGCGGATTGGGCAAAAGGCAAATCAGATCCAGCAATAGATGCTTGGATGGATGATATGTTTGCTTAATAGTCAATCACCATTAGGGTGTTGATATAGATGTCTTTTACCAAGCAAGACATTAAAGAAGCTGGATAACGTTGCTACCATGTGCAATGAACATGGGTATTTATGATAAGGAGGATTTTCCAATGGCAGAAGAAGTCAATACCAATCAGCAAGGAGCTGGCGAAGGACAACAAAACACGGATCCTAATGCTGGCAACGCAGGACAGCAACAAGGTGCAGCTGGGCAAGGTCAAGGCTCTGAAGAGACCAAATCCTACACTCAAGCTCAAATCAATTCCATGATGGCTAACGAAAAGCCATTCTGAGAGAATTGGGCTATGAGTATAAGGACGATAAGGGCTTCAAGGATCTCATGAAGGGTATCAAGGAATCCCTGGACGCCGGAAAGACTCAGGCGCAAAAAGATTCTGAAGCTAAAGCAGCTGCCGAAAGAGAACGGGATGAGGCAAATAGCAAAGCAAACTTCCTTGAGCTCAAGATTGCAGCTCTCTCCGCAGAAGCGGATCCCAAGTATCTTGAAGATCTCATAACTCTCGCAAAGCCCAAACTTGTAGAGGGTGTAACCGTCGAGAGCGTTTTTGAGAGCCTGAAAAAGCAATATCCTGTATTTTTCAAGAGTGCCGATAATACTGGGTCTTCTGGCACTGGTAGTCCAAATAATCCCCCTCGCAAGGGAGCGTCAACCGTTGGTGAGTACGGACAACGACTGGCGAAAGGAACAGCAAAGGGTGCTGCAAAAAGCTCGTACTTTAAGAAATAACACAAGGAGGATATCATGTTTAACAACACTGGAATCAAGAAAACCACTGGCGCTGCGCCCGTGCAGATTCTCTTCAATGTCGAGCATCAAATGTCCGTTGGCATTGTTGTAGATAGCACGTATTCGGTGACCCGAGATGGGCGCAAAATTGTTCCCGCAGGCACTCCCCTGAGCGGTGATCTGACTGCTCGCACTACTAAATTTGTCAAGGCAAAAGATGAAAGCACTACCAATGCCGGCGATGGCAAGGCTGCAACTGGTATTCTGCTTCATGATGTGGATGTTACCGATGGTGACAACAATGGTACTCTGTTGATCTGGGGCTTTGTTGATCTGACAAAGATTGACAGCACTACTGCGGCTCTGATTACTGCCACACGCAAGGCAGAGATGCCCCACATCACGTTCCTGAAGTGATTGAAGAAAGGAGAAACATAACATGGCCACTATATTTGACCTCGTAAAAGCCCAAGAGCTGACCGCTTATTGGGAAGAAAATACCAAAGACAGACCGCCTTATCTCGGCGAGGAGCTGTTCCCCGCTGATAAGAAGCTCGGTCTGAAGCTCGAATGGATCAAGGGTGCAAATGGTCTCCCGGTCGTTCTGAAGCCCTCGGCATTTGACGCCGGTGCAATTCCCCGTGCTCGTATCGGCTTTGACAAACTGACCACGAACATGCCGTTCTTCAAGGAAGCTCTGTACATCGATGAAGAGCTCCGCCAGGAACTGAACATGGTTCTTGAGACTGGCAATCAGGCATATATCGACGCTGTTGTGAACAGAGTCTTTGATGATGAGACTCATCTGCTTGAGGGTGCTGCTGCTCGTCGTGAGCAGATGCGTATGATGGCGCTCACTACGGGTGCTATATCCATCACTGCCAACGGTCAGGCATACAGCTATGACTATGGTGTTCCCTCCACCCACAAGTCTGAGGTCACTACGTCTTGGTCCAATACTTCTTCGGATCCTGTTGAGGATATGCGCAAGGCTATGGACAAAATCGAGGATGATACTGGTGTACGTCCCACTCGCGGCATTTGTTCTCGCAAGACTTGGGGGTATCTCAGAGTCAATCAGAAGATCATCAAGTCCATTTTCGTCCTCTCCAATGGCGAAGTCAGCGCTCTGTCTGATGCTCGTCTGTCCCAGTACCTTATGGATGAGCTGGGTCTTGAGCTGATCGTCTACAGCAAGAGATACAAGAATGATGCTGGTACTGCAACCCAGTTTGTTCCTGATGAGACTGTGGTTCTGTTCCCTGAAGGTCCTCTTGGTACCACTTGGTTCGGCACTACTCCCGAGGAATCTGATCTCATGGGCGGCAAGGTTGCAAATGTGTCTCTGACTGATGTTGGCGTGGCAGTGACTACCATTGAAAAGGCTGACCCTGTCAATGTCGAGACCAAGGTTACCATGATTTCTCTTCCCTCTTTTGAGACTGCTGATCAAATATACATCCTTGATGTT